ATTCGCAACATGACAAAAAATAAAGGTAGGGCTTATGATTTATCTACTGCGGCTTCTGGAGAATCTTCTTCTGACCTCATAGTAGTTTTTGAGGATTCTCAAACAATAAATTATCCTACAGTAGCCTACGATATTAGAAATGAAATCTACACATTAACATTACACATTCGCACAATACAAGACGACAGGGGGGCAAGTGATGCAAATTTTGCTAGAGATAGATTAGAAAATTTGTATAAAATTGTCCGTCATAGACTTGAAGCGAACCGTAAAGGAGCAAAGGTGACAGTTAGTGGTGACTCTAATTCTTTCGACCTTATATATTTAAGGGGTAGAACGGAGTCGAATGACCGAGCCAAAAGGCTGTTTGGGTACAAAGTTCAGATAGAATTACAAAAGTATGCAGTGGCCTTACCGTAAGTAAGTATGTAGGTGAAAAGAAATGGTAACGAATAGTGAAGTATGGATGGGGTCTGGTGCATCAGTAACATTAGTCCCAGAGAGTGATTTATTTTTAGGGTATTTTAATGGTGGATTTAATACCGCTACAGCAACAGATGACGCTACAAAGGGGTCATTTATGGTTGCTTTAACTACCTCTCATGGTGAGATTGGTGGCTCTGGTGGTGGAGGCGGAGAATTCGCAAGTAAATATGCATTAGTTGAAAACTTATACACTGGATGTGTTGCTGATTTTTATCGACATAATGGGACATTGATTCTTAGTAGAGTAATTTCTGGCAATGGTCATTCTAAAATTTATTTTAATGAAACTTATGCTCATGCAGATTTAGACGCTGAATGTTATATAATTATAAGGAAATTTGGCGCACCCGTTTTTGGCCCAAGAACTGATGTTTTTGGAGATGGTGGCGCACAACCTACATTACTCGCAGATAATTGGTTAGGAATCGTAAACACGATTACTTTCCCTAATCCAGAAATAGAAATGTTACAAAAGAATCTTGCTCTTGGAGGAAGTAGAAATTTTACTTTCCAATTTAAAGGAATGGAAAATGCATCTGGTGGTTCTTTTGAAGTTAGTGCCAACCAAGGAACATGGTTATATTATGCGTTAGGAAAATGTACTAATATAAATGCTACATTTACAGATGTTACTAATATCACTAGTGCCTTCATTTCTAATGCAGATGGTTTTTTCCAAGACCACGCTGCTACATCTGATTATTCTGGTAATGACGGGCCTTCCCAAACATCGGTAGGAGGAACTGGTTTCCACGAACAAGGGCCATTCTTTTATCGTGGAGTTGGGAGCGTAGTGTGTCCCCCAGTGCTTCCAAGTGATGCTGATGATGATACTAGTGCTGGCGGAATAGATGATGCTAATTTAGAAAAATTAACACAAGCAACAGAAACATCTGGAACTATTGCACAACCTATTGTTTATACTTTCGGAGAAGCCAATGGTAGTGATTTACCGTCATTTACATTAGAACATGTAATCAATAAAGGCTCACCAACTAAATCAATGTTATCTGATGGTACAGACCAAACTTATTCTACATCAGCAGATGATTCTCAAACTCAAACTCTAAGAGTAAGTGATGAAGTATTTACAAGGTTAGCAACAGGTAATATGGTTAACACATTAACTCTAATGGCTAATGAAGGTGAAGAACTTAAAATGCAATTAGATTTGATGACCAAACAAATTGTTAAACCTCAAAGTAATGATACTACTAGTTCTGCTGGTTCTGCATATTTTGCTAGGAGAGGAGTGACAGATGATAGAAGTTTAATTAATTTTGGTTCTGGAGCAGGTGGAGCAAATAATACAGTCGATTCTTTTCTTAAACCGTTCTTTTTCCATGATGGCAGTTTAAGTGTATTTGGACAACAGTTTTTGAAAATAACAAATTTTACTTTGACAATAAATAATAATTTACAAGAAAAAAGATTTATTGGAAATTATAAGAAAGGTTCAAAATCAATTTTACCAGCACAAAGAATGTATGAGATTACATTAAGTGGTTTAGTTACAGATTCATTATTGTTTGACCAATTAATTAATGAGTCTGAAAATACTAGTGATGGTAGTGGAAGTCTTGACCAATTCATTAATTTAAATTTTACAAAAGAAAACGGAGAACAAATAGTTTTAGAATTTAAAGATTATTTTGTTAGTGCGTCTAACTTCCCAATACCAGAAGATAACAGTCCTTTCATTGTAGATGCTACAATTATGCCAAGAACTTTGAAAACTTGTACAGTAAAAACTCATTGGGTATTACAGGGGTGATTTAAATGGAAAAATCAATAGGTTCATATCCTTATCGTAGAGAAGCAAAAAACAAATTAAAGAAGTTGCGAGAAAACAAAGAAAAAGAGGTTAAGAAAAATTCTCCTAAGCCAAAGAAACAACGCAAATCTAGAAAGAAAAAAGTGGTAGAGGAAGATGAGTAAATGGAAATCTGTATTGAAATCTACTTCTGTTAAGAAGAATTTTTTTGAAAATTTTAACCCTAACCCTAATTCAATGGATAAATTTATGGAGGGTTTAGGAAAGGTTATGCAAGAGTATGAAAAAGAAAAAGCAAACCAACCCACAACTGCAACTCAACCAACTCAACCAACTCAATCTAGATTGTCTGAACAGACAAAACAGCGAGTGCAAAGACTTTCTCAAAAACCAGCAAGTGGTTATAAAAGTCTAACACAACAAGAAGTTAATACTTTCAAACAGGGTGGCCTTCCAGATAATAAGATAAAAGAATTAGATAGAAAAAGAGCCGAATCTGCACAACAATTACGACAACAAGTAGAAGGCCCAGCATTGACGCCAGCGTACAATCAATTCTATGGGACTGGAGACACAAGAACAGTTACCACCGTAGGAGATAGAGCAAGGCAGTTAACAAGACCAATACGAGAACAAAGTCAGTTAGCAACAAAAGATATAAAAGCGATAAAAGATGCTTTAGCATCAGTAGCACAAGACGTTACTAGACAAGGCACAAGACAAACAAGGTATTCTAAAGACCCCCTAACAGGTCAAATAACCAGTCAACAAATAGAGAGGGCAAAAAGAAAATTACCTCCTAGATTAAGAGATGCTTTAGACCTTACAAAACCAGCACAAAGGGGAAGTTTCCGAGCGACTGGGGGGATAAAACCTGACACTGGTACAGTAACAGTTGGCCCCGAAGGTGCTAAAATAGAATAATTATATTCACACCAAACAATGTATGTAAGTAAAAAGGTGAAAAAAATGAAAAAAGTAATAACAGATAAATCAGCATTATTTGCTGGTGGAGCAAGAGAGCATTATATTCGAGTCGCTCCCGATTCGGATGAATACCTAAAAATTTGGGTAAAACAACCAACGTGGCTACAAGTAGAACAAGCAGTAGCATCTATTATGAAAATAGATAATAGAACAGGAAACATGGATTTAAATTTAAATGCCATGTATAAATATATGCTTGAAAACTTTATTGAAAAAACTGAGCCACAATTATCAGCAATTGATATTATAAGATTAACACCTTATGTTGGAAACCAAATAAAAGAAATTCTTCCTAACCCAATGGACATGTCGGGGGATGAAGAAAAAAAAGGACTTTCCGAGATGGTCTAAAAGGTAAACCTGTAGACGTAAAATCCATGTCTAGGATTATGGTCTACATGTTATCTCAAGCACTATCTATAAGTCCATTAGAAGTTTACAATTTACCAAGTGATTTATTCAAAGATATGTTAATAATATATGGAGAAGTAGAGCGAATGAAAGCAGAAGAAATGAACAAGGCGTTGAAAAAGAAATGAGTAATTTTGCAGATTTAATAAATGATTTGAAAGAATTAAATTCTCAAATGGACGAAAGTTCAAAAAAATCCGAGTCTCTCTTTGAAACCCTTGGTAATAACCCAGTTTTATCTAGGTTAGTATTTCCAATATCTTCTTTAATTCTTAAACTAACTGGATTAACTAAAGTTATGAGAGTATTTCAAAGCCAAGAGGCTAGAAGAAATAAAGAAATGCAAAAACAAGCAGGTGGATATAAATTCTTAATTAAACAATTCAAGGCAATGGAAGATGCTGTTGCAGGAGGTTCAGAAACGGCTGAAAATTATATGGCCATGCTCAATGAATTACAAAAAATAGGAGTTATTTCTGCCAAGGGTAAACCAACAGGGGGTTTCTTTAATAATCTCAAATCATTTATTGGAACTGGATTAAGAGTTTTTAAGAATTTTTTATTGTATGGGACATTATTAGTGTTAGGTGTTGCTTTATTGCTACCGATTATTCAAAAGAATTTGCCTAAAATAAAAGAATTTATTCCTACTCTTAAAGAAAAATTTACAGAATTAATGGAATTTTTATCTCCTTTATTTCAAGCAATAAAGGCTTTCTTTTCTATCTTGTTTGACCCTAATGCTAGTTGGATGGACAAGTTGAATGCTTGGTTTAAAGTTGTTTGGGAATTGTTGATGGTTTTAGGTCAAGGTTTGATTGCTACTCTTACTAAATTAGTGCCAGCAGCAGTCAAATTTTTAGTTGGAACTATAGTTCCTGCGTTATTTAGATTTGGTGGCGAATTGTTGACTTATTTTAAAGAGGAGGCTCTTCCAGCGATACTTACAAAATTAGAAGCATTTGTTAGAGAAAATGCTGAAACTGTCAAAAAAACAACAAGTGCAGTAATGCAGATTGGTGGTGGTGCTGTAGCAGGAGCAGTAGCAGGTGGTTCACTTGGTTTACTTTCTGGTGGTGTATTTTCAGTGCCTCTTGCTATTGCTGGCGGTCTTGCTGGTGGTGTTATAGGTTTAGGTTCTGTATTACAAGGACGAGCAAACGGTGGCCCAGTAATGGCTGGAAGACCTTACATGGTTGGGGAAAAAGGCCCAGAAATGTTTGTGCCTAATAACAGTGGAACAATAGTACCTAATGGTGCAGGAAATAACATTAATGTTCATGTTAGTGGTAGAGTTGGTGCAAGCGACCATGAATTAAGAGACATCGCTAGGAGAGTAGGACAAATGATAAACAAAGAAGTTAACAGAACAACTAGTTTCGGGGTGAGATTATGAGTACAGCAACTCCGAGTGCAGGTCTAAGTGGCCACCATGTATTTTTACAGTTAGCCGCTAGAGAATCCGCTTTTGGTGGGTTAGTAGATGGAATCGGCACTGATATGCATAATAGAATAGCACTAAAGGCAGATAACATTACAATATCAACTAGTAAAGTGGTTCCTTCTATACCACTTCCTTTTTCTGGAATACTTTCTGGAGAATCAACTAATGTTGGTGTAGATTTAGGAATGTGTACTAAAACAATTAGTTTATCTGGGGTCATAACAGAACAAACTATCACTAAGGCTTATCCAAAAAACTCTATTGATGATAATACCACTGCCCCTACTCACGATTTAACTAGGACTAGTGTTGGTGAACTTGAGACGAGTGGTAATTTTGATGTTGTGACTGTTGACATGACAGCACATGAAGTTGCACAACTAATTCATTCTTATGTTGATTCTTCTATGGTTCAACGACAACAAAACCTTAACGAATTAATTATTTTGATTCCATCTTTTGTATCTAAATATTGGTTGTATCATAACGATACAATTGCAGAGGATTCTACTAGAAATGTCGATAGTGCTAAAATGATTCCTTTTAGTTTTGCAGTTAGAAGTGAAGGAAAAGAAGGAGCAACTTTAGATAATTTTGGTATAGTAGGAGGGGCAACTCGTTTTCCAGATGAATTTTCATCCACTGGTAGTGCAGCAGGTTTAACTGGATTTATTAGAAATTTTTCAACACCTTTTGTGGGCGGACAACCACATGTAGAATTTACTATGGATTATGAAGTGGCTTTTATTCCTATGGGGTGATATTATGCCAGTAAATATGTACGTTTCAAATAGAAAAGCATTAGTTTTTCCTGTAATGTGTAACGGACATATAAAAATTCCAGAAGTTTCTGGGGAAGGTTATGGTTTATTTGGACACGAAGGTAGTTTTACAATTGAAACTATTATTACCCCATATGATATAAATGGTTGGGGATTCGATTTTGAATTACAATCTAGTGGCATTGCATCTCCAGTAGGCGATGCTGGTGTTTTATCTAGTAGAAGAACGATGCCTTCTAATTGTGATGGTACTCCTAATGATTTTGAAGATTTTCTATATTCTCCTTCTCATGATGGAACAGGAACAATTCAAGTTGGCGGAGTTGAATTACGTTATCTTCAAGAAATGACATTATTTTACAATGGAAATGTTAGTCTAAGTTTAGTCAATAACACAAACCACAACACAAATCAACCCGCAGAATATCAAATTAAATTTCAAGTACACAATAATGGCACTACTAAATCTATAACTACAGACTCAGTAATAACTGCCGACCAAATACACACAGGGACAAAAACCACAAGAGCATATGCAACAACTGATTATAATGAAAATGTGTATGAAGGGGATAATAAAATAAGATATAGAAAAGCAGGAACTACGGTAAACGGGGCAACTTCAAGTGCTGCTAATTTCACTGCTACTACGCAATTTAGAGTTTACAAAGGTCAAAGATTATACACTTTGAGCGGGACTACATTTACTTCGATTGGGACTGTAACTGGTATAAGTGGTACAACAATTACTATGAGTCAATCTAACTCTTTATCAGATACAGCAGTTCTTTATACTGATGCTTACAAAGAAGCATTTTACATGTTCAACTCATTTCATATAGCGGCAGTTTACAATGACATGACTAAAGTTATGACATTATATCTCAATGGTAAAAAAATAAAAAGAGACGTTATTGATGTTAGTGGTACTTTTTCATTTCAACAAGCAGATAGTTATATTGGTCAAGTTCCTGCGACTGGATTAGGTAATCTTAACAACACTATTGGCCCAACAGGTTATCAGTTTGGAACACCCACACAATTTATGGGAGAGTTACATGAGTTTGCTATACTTAATGGTGCTAAAGAACATTTTGATGTCGTTGATACTTTGGCTCCTAGTATTAGAAGTGTATTATTATATTATAGATTTGAGGAGGCGAATTTGTAATGGTTGGTACTAAACAACTAACTGTTATGAAAGAAGGCTCAACACCTATGACAACTATAACAGGGTCTAATATTCAATTTTCTGTTCCCACAAATCCACTATTAAAAGATAAAAATAGTTTTGCAACAGCAGATTTTAAATTTGTTTGTTATGAAATATACAATTCTCGTATCAACCCAACTGCTTCTGGTTCTTCTTCTAGTGCTAATGGTGTTTCTAATTCTGATGGTTCATCAGATGCAACTTTGTCTGGTTTAGTAAACAGGGCATATCCAACAGGTATTACTGGCGTAGCAATAAACAACGGTGGTGGCTATAGTACTAGCAATGGTACTTTTACTGTTGATGGTAGAGATGCGACTTTATATTTTTCAGAAGGCGATGAAGTTTTTGATGATGGTGGAAATCTAATAGGAACAATCAACGTTGTTACTTCTACCTCCATTGAACTTAAAGCCAACGCATTAGTTGCTGTTTCAGATGATGAAGTTCTTAGAAGTAATGCTTCTGATAGTTTTGATGATTATTTATCGAACTTAGGAAGAACAAAACCGTATAGGCTTAGGGTGTTTGATGCAGAACGAGCAATAGGGCAAGAAATGTCTACTCTAAATACTAACATTGCAACTAATGATTTTTTTGTTGTAATTCATGCAGATAATGCTAACTTACACCATGTAGCCAAAATAACAGATGTGATAGCCTCTGATGGTGGAACACATGATTTTATTGAGTTTGACCCGCCAATGGCAGCAGATATTCCTATTAATACTAAATTTTCAATTTACAAAGGCCCACTAAAAACAAGAACGGATGCTGTTGCAGTTGCTTATGGGTTATTAAACACTGAAACTAATTTCGATAGTAGCGGAGATGGTTCTGATGATATTACTGTAAATAAACACATTGAATATACTTATGTGGCTGCCCCTAATTTTTACTTTTACAATGATAGGCTGAGAAAAGATGACCAACTAGACCATGATGCAAAATACATAGTTAGGAGAAGTATTTTGAAAAGTGATAATAGTGAAATACATGATGTTTCAGTATTTACTACTAAATCAGAATTTGGTAAATTTATATCTGATACAGGAGAATATAACCATCATGGTCTTTTAGTAGATAATCTTAGAGCGGCAGATGAAATATCTTTAAGTGTTTCAAGTCAAACCATCACACAAGATGCTGTCACTGCAAATAGAAGATATATTGATGATAATGGTGGGGACACAACTCCTTTTAGTTTATCTTCAAAAGTAGATAATTATCAAGTAGATAGCACAGAATTTTTTTCAATTGCACTTAATATTTATAGAGAAAGAACAGGACAAATTACTGGAACAAGTGGCACTCGTCTTAATGAAGGGCCAAAGAGATATTTATATTATGATGATAGTCCAATTAAAAATGAAATTATTCCAAGAGTAATGGACATTCAATTTTCTGATTCAATTACTACTGCTGGTTCATATGCTGAAATTAAAATAGCAGACCCGCAAAATATAATGGCAAAAAAAATAGAAATGTATGACCCTATAGAATTAAAACAACTTGTGGGTAGAGGAGAAATAACACATTTAGAAAATTCTGAATTATTTGGAACTATCACTTCACAATCTTCTGGTGATACAGTTTTAGTTTTTGATGATTTAGAAGAAGGACAAGATTTGAGAACTTTACTCGCATTTGGTAGTTTATTTGAAACAATTAGAATAAATTCACATCGTTATAGAATAAGTGCTATTGGTGCCCCTTCTAGTGGCTCACAACAAGTTACTATTTCACATCATAGAGCATCTGATGCTTCTAGTTTTTCTTCTGGAGGGCTTCAAGAAAATTTGACTTCTGCCAAAGCATTTAGAAGAACTTGGTCAAAATTAACTTCTACTCTTATGGTAGATTTTACAATAGACACTGAAATAACTTATGATTCGCTTCCTTTATCTGCTGATATTAGTATAGGAACTGACACTCTTTCGTATAATGGTGTGGCACTTACTGACTTTTCTGAATCTAGAATTAATGATTTAGAATTGACATTGCTAGGCAACGATAATTTTAGAGGACAAAGAGTGAAAGTAAAATATGGAGATGCTAAAAATGGTTATGTTAAACTACAAGATTTTACTAGAAGTTATTATTCTACCTTATCTCAAGGTACAGGTTTAACCACTAACAACATGGCACAAGGTTATTTTCCTGTAGATGTTATGACTAATATTGCTGGAACTACTACTTATCAAGCAGCAGTAAACTTAACAGATACCTCATTGAAAACCCCTAGTTTATTAGATTACTTTTCTGGTGGCTTTGTAGTAGAGAAAAAAGTATTCAAAGGTAAAGTAGAAACTTTAGAGGAAAAGACAGAATTCGGTGGAATTCAGACTTTAGACATAACTGGTAGAAGCGATGTTTCTAAATTGTTGAATCCTATATTGAATAAAAGTTTTAAGTTTTCAGAAGACTGGGTTTATTCTACTTTATCTCCTTATCAAGAAATAACTGATAGTGGCAAAAACACAGCAGAAGCAGTAGACATTGGTGAAAAACAAATTACTGCTAGTGGTAGTGGTATTATTGCTGGAGATATTATTTTCAATCAATCTGGAAGATTTATGGGGGTTAACACTGTAAGTGATACTACCTTTAAATTAGAAGATGGTAGTTTGGCGCATTCTGCTGATAGTAGAGATATATTCAAATCAACATCTAATTTATTATCAACTACCGAATCAAACCACATATTATTCGGTAAAGCAATAACTTCTAATCCTTTATTAGTTAACACGCCCACACCATTAAAAGGAGCAACGGACAAAGGTTTTTTCTTTACTAGTGGTAATAAGTTAACATTTAAAATTACTTCTGAACAGTTAGATTCTACAGAGGGTTCTACTCTTATGGGTACGAGTTCTTCTTCGGATGGTAGGGCTAGAGGTTATTTCTTAGATGAAATTAGGGACGTTGGAGATTTAGATATTGGTTTTTATGCAAAGGCAAGAGACACCGCTATACACACTATAAATTCTTTATCACACTACACTGTAGTAAACATAGAAAGTGGAGAAGGTGAAGTGGCTATTGAGTTAGCCCCTAATTGTCCTGCTATTTTAGCGAGAGTTGATAGGAATGCAGAAGATGTTAGATTTGAAACTGTAACTGTAACTACTACTCAAATAGATGCTGCTAGTGAAGATGATAGTTCTCAAACTTTTTTTGATGGAACAACATATGCTGTAGGTCATAAAAATTTAATCACTGTTGATACTGGAAGTCCTAATACCAATTTTGGAGAGGGAAGTGCTGTTTACAAAAGCGATGGCACATTCGTAGGAGTTATTTGGAAAATTAGAGCAGTGGGCGATACTTTAACTGGCTCTTTCCCAAACGATACATCTCCAACAGAATGGCAAATTCTTTTTGAGACGGCTTTACCAGTTAGTTTGACTGAAAATGAACAACTGTATGTTTCTAATAATTTTACTCATGGTATGTATTTTATAAATACTCAAGGGTTAAATGATGGTGGTTTGTTAATGCATGTTCATCCAAGTTTAGGAAGAACTAGAAG